TAAGTCCTCAACAGCTTCAGTATAATTTTTGCCAACAGCAATTTTATCTTCTTTAGCTAATCTAATTTTCTCAACATTTTCATCAAATGTTTCTCTACTACCATAAGAGGAAATTATATCTCTTAATTGAAGCTTCAGGGCGTGGTTATCGGCGTCCTTAGTTTCATCGGTTAAAATGTTATAATGATCTCCAGTTCTAGCACTCGTAATATGTGCTTTCCTAGTTACATTTTCAGTTTGCATTCCATTTAAACAAGCTAATGTCCAAGATATACCAAAAACTGAAATACTACCAAAACCAACTTCGCTGTTAGAAATACCAATCCCATGAGCCATAATATCATTAACACCTGCATCAGCTGTTATAACTTCGCTTTTCAATCTAATGTAAAGCTTTTTATCGCTGTTGGCGTAGTTAACAATTTTCCATGAAGCACCAGACTCCCCAAGTGTAGGCAAGGCAGATTCTAATAAATCAGAATTATCAAAAGTTTTAAATTTATCAGAAACAAATGCTCTAGCAATTCCAGTATGATGGTCATAATTAAATGGAGATAATGCATGAGGATTATCATAAGTTCTGATCATTCTCCTAACTGGATTTTTTTCAAATAAAGCATTAACAACGGCGTCCGTTTCCTCTGGAACTTCATTTAATAAACGCCTAAATGTTGGGGCTTGGATTTCAATCTTATTTGCAATTTGATCTAAACATACTTGGTTTGCATTTAAGATTTGAGTTTTCTCTCCTCTATCAGCTTCCATAATAATCTGACTAATTTTAAAGCCTTTGTCATTTTCTATGGTTTTAAACTGAAGTTGGTTTGTAGGTGCAATAAAGTCTTGTTTCATATCGTTATGACTTTTGATATCAATTAACAAACTCTCTAAAGTCCTACTATCGTTTTCTAAATGTCTCATATTTTTCTCCTTTGTGTGATGGTTAAAACATAAAAAAAAACTGAGCAAACAATGCTCAGTTTTTAATATATCAGATATTTCTTATATGTAAAGTTTAGTCTGTTTTAAAATCTTCTATAAAAAGATGACCTCCACCATTTCCCTCTTCGTCTTGGCTTATAGCTACTTGAAAAGCTTTATCACCTTTTTTGACTAAAAGAACTGGAACGTATTCATTTTCATACCATTCCTCTAATTTGAAAGCACATATTTTATATCCAATTAGTTGGCTATAATGTTTTTTTGCCCATTTTTCATAAGTTTTACTATAAGGTACACTCATTATGCAAATCCCCATCTTTTTAAAACTTTAATATCATTTTCATCTACATTGTCTATTCGATCAATATAAACTTCAATCTCAGGGGAGTGCTGACAATCACCATCATCGTCAATATATTCTCTAACCATAAAGAAATCATCATAGCCGTCTTTTTTAAAAACTTTAAAATTAGCATAAATTAATCTAAGTAAATCTATTTCTTTAATTTGTTTACCGTCTTGATTTACTGCAACTTTCTCACTCCAAGTTCTGCCCTCAAAATCACGTTTAATTAACTTGCAATCTAAAAGATCAAAAAAATGTTTGTGGGAACGCTCATACGTTCCCTCATTTTCTACAGTTCTTATCATTACTGGCATCACTTTTCCTCCCATTTTTTTATTTGAAGCAATAAACTTGAAGCACATTCATTTCGGCCATAAAACACCTCAGGATCATCACAAATATCTATAGCGTGTTCTCCATTTTCAACACGCTTTACTAATTCATCATGTCTAACACACTCATCGACCAACCAAGCATTGATTTTATTAAGCATTTTATCTCTTGATTTAATGATAGTTTTTAAACGATCTATTTCTTCCTCATGGTCGTCACGATCCTCAGGTAATGGAATTTTAGTATGAGCGTTATCTTTATAAAAAAATACTACACAATCTATCTTTTCCTCATTTGGATTTCTGCCATATGCCCAGTTTGTATGGCCTAGCATTTCTTCACAAGCTTCGTCTAAAGCATCTGAATTATATCTCGACATAATTTTCTCCTATAATATGTGATTTATCTTATATATTTATCAAATAAAAAAGGCCATGTCAAACATGGCCTATATTTTATCTTCTACGTCTTGTTTTTGGGCGTTGGTTTTTATACTTATCGTAGTCTGATCCGTATAAAATTTTTCCAATCCAATCGAATAAAAAAAACATCCTACCTCCTTTCGTTAAACTTGTTTTGTTGAGTGTATTGGGAACATATCACAAGCTACAGTATCAATAACATCCCAAGTAATACCAATTGTACAATCATGTTTATGCTTACACATTTGCAATACTTCTCTTGCTTGTTCTTTAGTTAACCAATCACATTGATCAAGGACGTCCTCAGTAGACCATCCAACAGATATACGATCTTCATTTTCTACTAAATTAATATCAACACGATCTTCAAATGTAGCATCAATAGAATGCAATTCGTGGATATCATTATCAAAATGAACGAATATTTCTAAATCTTGATCGCACCATTTTAATTCTTTTATTAGGTCTTTAACTTTCATCACAGCTCCTTTCATGTTGATTATCTATTACAGCATCGTTGTGTAATTCTGTATTGCTCTCCTGATCTTTCAATTGAGAATACAAAGTAATCCCATAGTCATATCCCATTTTATAAAAATACATATTTTCATGGTATTCAGATCTATGCCCCTCTAAAATTGCATCAGCAACACCATCTTTAAAAGCTAATAAATCTTGATTATCCATTATTATCCTCCTGATCATTTTCTATGAGTTCGTTCAACAAATCTCTAAGCTGAAGTCTTTGTTGGGGCGTCCAAATATCTCGAGCAATATATGTAGTTCGCATCGTATTTTTTTCATGCTCGGCCACATCTATCAAAGAATTATATTCAAACTCTTTATGCTCTTCTTCATTGTGTTGAAAACCATCTCCCATCTCTTCTTTAGTCAGCCAATGTTTCATCGTTTTCCCCCATCAGTTCAAAAAGTTCATTTAATTTTCTACTAAATAAATTTATATCTTCGTCATCAGGATAAGTTTCTAATAAGCTTTCAAACATACCTTGGGCATCTCTGAACTTTGTCTTAATATCAATTAATGTTTCAGGTTTGTAACAATTATCAATGCAATACCATGCACCTTGTTCACTTGTTTCATATTCAAAAACTTTTTGTTTACAAGAATCACATTCAACCATTTGACAATCAGCACACATAAATCCTGAAACTTCTCCGTCATCAGCTGGAATACGATTGACGAACTTACCTGATCCAAAACTTGTATCTTCTTTGCAATCGATACAAAGATTGCCTAAGTCTTTAATCTCTTCCATGGTATTCCCTCCATTCTTCTACAGTTTCAAAAGATTCTCCATCTCCTATAGTGTCATAATCCATCCAACCATTTGAAGCATCCACACCTTTCATAAAAGCAAAATATTCTTCTTTGGTGTCAAACTGGTATTCTTCAATATTGTTTTCATCTCGGTCTGATCCCCAAGCTATCTTAACTTTAATTTTTTGGGTCATCATAGTCCTCCTCAGTCTGATACTCAATAAACTTAACTTTCATGCGATCGTTCTTATCTCTGTTGGGCATACCAAAATGCTCCCACAACTCGTCACACTCATCGCCATAAATATATCCCCATGTGTTTTTCATTCTTCTTCCTCCTCAACATTAACAACATCAAAACGTAAATCTCCAAAATTCCAGTCTGACAAATAGTTTGCCAACAGCTCTAATGATTTACCTCCCTCTCTACCATTGTAAACATTTGGGGCGTCTTTAAAAATTTCTTTTGCCATAACTTTAGCTTTTTCTTCAGCTTCTTCTAAAGAATTAGCTTTAGCTGTAAAATTACGATCAAGCCAAATATCAACGTCTAATTTAAAAGTATAGTCTTTCATACAATCTCCTATATAATGTGTATAAGAGTTATCGCATACTATTAATTTATTGTCAAATCAAAAAGTTTTTTCCAGTCAAAAGGATATTGAAGTTGTAGGTATGGTTTGAGCTGTAAGCCTTTGCTTCTCAGCTCTACTGCATCTTTGCCTTGATACAGATATAAATCTTCACGGCCTCTTACCATAATCCAAGTTGAACCATGTCCATGCCGAGTTAACCAAGCCACCTGATTAGGAGAAAGCTTGACAACATTACCAACTGTAACTTTTAATTCTATAAAATGAAATTTACCTTTTGCGTCACAGACAAGTAAATCAGGTATGCCTAATGTCATCCAGTTTTCTATTCTTGTCAGGATTATATTATCAGGCAGTTTTTCTACTGCTCTTTTGATCTCCTGATAGAAGCCGTTTTCCTTCTTCGGCTGAGGCGGTGTCTTCGTGGTCAATAACTCCCTCAACTCTTTTTGGTTCATACGAATCTTTAATCTCCTTGAGAGCTTTTATTACTTCATCTTTAGACATACTGTCAATCGTGCCATGCCTAATCTCAGATTTATTAATATAGATATTACCTTGTGCTTGTCCTCTTCTATACTCAGCCTGAACAGCGGCTGAATAAGCACCATTCTCTAAAGCTCTATCTCTAATTGTCTGCAAATCTTTTAAATGTCGTTTGTAATTAACGCCATATTTTTCATCCAGTTCATCCCTATAAAGTTGTATTGCTTTAACAACATGAGGACAGATTTCAGGATTAGTCATTTCATAGGCTCTTGTATGAGCTGAAGAAGCTGGAAAGCCCGCATTTATTGCAGCTTCTCTCATGGTTATCATACCATCATTAGAGACAAGTTCTTTAACAAACTTCTCTTGTTTACGAGAGAGCTTGCTATGTATATCGACTTTTGGCCGACCTCTTCCTTTTTTCAAAGGTTTTAAAATACTCATATCTTATATATATAACAGAAATTATTTTTTTTCAAAAAACTTTTTAGGCTCTTATAAGGCCAAACTTGATTTAACAGTATGGTTACATATTTGTATATCAGTAATGTAACCATATATGTAACTGCTATAATCCTTATATATAAAGGGATACAGAGTAAAAGTTACATGGTTACACTGGTTACACCTATTTTTTAATAAAATTATTTTTTTTATTTTTCTGTCTATATATAAAGGTGTTTTTAATTTTTTGGAAATAAGTCTCTTTGCGAGGCGTGACCCGTGGATCGAGGATATGGTGTTCCCACACTCTCTTCGTAATCCCCTTCTTTTTCAAGCTGACTTCGACATGGCGGTATCCAAACCAAATCCGTTCCAAACGACCTTTCATCTTCTTCAAAGCCTTTCCAAACAAACCAAGCATAGCTTGTAGCTGTGGACGCCGTTGCCGATAGCTTTCCTTTAAGGATTGGTACTCGCTCTGTAAACTGAGCCACAAAATCAGGATGTGTTTCTTTAAATAATCTTTCATATCTTCCTACACTTTCTAAAAACTGTGTTCTTGCAAAGATAGCAACACAGTATCTTGCTTGTTTTAATGCTTTTAATACAAATTCTTCAGCCAGGTTAAATGGTGGATTGGTTACAATATAATGATACTTCTGCTTTTCGTCTGTTTTGAGAAAATCTGCAATTCGGTCTTGTCCATAATCATCTATGTCAGCTGAAACAACTGTATCAAAATACTCTTTTAATACTTTTGTCATGTGACCAGCTCCGCAAGCTGGTTCCAAACAATTGATATGTCCATATCGGCCAGTAAACTTATCAGGTATACGCCAATATTTTTTTAAAACTTTTTCAAACAACGCTCTCGTTGCCCAAGGCGGAGTAGGAAAGTAGTCTTTACTTTCTTTATCCTCGTGCCTTTGGCTCATAACAGCGTGTGTTTTATTTTGTGACATACTTTAAAATAAGATTTATCGCATACATTGTCAAATAAAAAAGCTGCACAAAACGGAGGAGTCTTATGCAGCTTCTTTTCATCACACATTATATAGTTCTTTATTTTTAATTAAGGTCATAAAATAAAGAATCTTGAAAAAGGTAGTTTTATTGTTTCTTTTTCAACACCAGTTATCGCATATGATCACATATGTGTCAATTTTTATTTACATAAAGATAAGCTAAGAGCGTAATAAATCCTATGATTGAGGCACACAATATAACAATACCGATCCATTCCCATATTTTCCTAATAAGTTCTTGTCGTTCATAAATGTCTTGTTGTCTTTTCTTCCTAATCTCCCCTTCCATTTTAAGGATCTCATTCCATGAATTACTTCCATAGTGAAAATTAATAAACGTCTTTAGCTCTTGTCTTTGCTGTTCCAGTTTCTTTTTAGCTGTAAAAGCTTCGATGGCCGAGGCTTCTATTTCTTTGCCCTTGAATAATTTTTGTAGAGCTGAAGCATTTTTCGTGGTCTTCTCAGCATTATCCACATCACTTAGGGCTCCCATCCAGCGTGACAGGTCTTTTCCCATAGACTCTATGTCCTTGCCGACTGCAAATCCATTTTTAATTGCGGTAAAAGCCGATTTAGCAACACTCAATGCCGCGGTAATCGTTACAGGGTCCATTTGTAAACTTTCTGCGGTTGTTATGATTCGATTATAACTTTTTTTGATGTCAAGTCTATTAATTTGTAAAAAGTTATTTATAGTTAAAGGTTTATGAATCAAGTTTTCAGAGGAGAGCCGTGTGTTATTTGCCACCATTGTGGTCGAAAGAAGTATTCAAGCGGTTGTACCTGTCACAAAATACAAAGGAAAATAGCTCATGTCACGAGAAGAAAAGAAAGAGGAAAAAATGAACATACCGAATCACACAAAATTACCAAACCGTAGGCCGTGTATCACAACTGATGTAGGAGAGGGCATATCCATAACGGTATCATATCATCCTGATACAGAGGAACCAGTGGAGCTATTTGTAACGAGTAGAGGTAAGAAAGCGTCAGACGGGCCCATGACGGACGCTTTATATAATTTGGGCGTTACGGCCTCTAAATTGATGCAGAAAGAAGGTTTTCATTCGGCTGACACAGCTGACTGACTTTTTCGCTTCATGTGAGCGTCAACCATCTCTTCAACTCTAGCCTGATCTTCTGACTTATACTGTGAGAAGATATGCCTGAGTTGTCCGCCGATGGTACGGCCTTCTGTCTTTGCGATAACTTTTATCTTTTCGTACACATCTTTTGGCACAAGAACGCTTTTCCACTTGTTTGTATCCATGTAAACCTCGTTTTTTCTAAGATATTATGCGATTTTACAAGATATTACAAGAAAAAGGTTGCAATTAACTATTTTATTTGGTAATTTTTAAGTCTCTCAATTTTTCTCCTTTTAAAATTGAAAATTTGTGGGGTGTAAATTGTAAAAAGGCTCAAGATTTGCTCTGGGCCTTTTACTTTTTGAGTTGTAATAAAGTATTTTATCTGTTAGTTTATAAAGATCAATGTTACTAAGGCCCAGTTTTTACGCTGGGCCTTTTACTTTTAGAGGATTGTTATGCGATTTCACTCACATTCGCCCCATGAAGGTCCCACTTCCACATCGACCTTACTAGGAACATTTAATTTTACCGCGTCTTCCATAATAGATGCAACCTTTTTTGTCTCATCCGTTGAAGTAAATGATACGGCTATCTCGTCATGTATTTGAATTAGCGGGATAATTCCCTCAGAATAAATATTGACCATAGCTTGCTTTGTCATGTCAGCTGCGGACGCTTGGATCAGTCTGTTAAGTGCTTTGTAAGTGTAAGCTCGCTTTAATCTTGTCGTTGGCCCATATTCATTGACCGCTTCTTTATAAGGCAGAGCTTTGTTTAGAGCAAAAGTATCAGGCTCCCATAGATCAAATCTGCACTTACGCCCTAGTATAGAGCGAATCGAACCTGAGCTGGTGCGATTGTTTAGCTTATTCATGACGCCGTTCATCAAAAGTTTAACGAACGGGACTCTGTCATGGTATTGTTGTATTAAACCTTTAGCTTCATCTACAGGTATATCTAGTTGATCTGACAGCTTATTTACGCCCATGCCATAGATCAAACCTAAGTTGATCGTTTTAGCTTGCTTTCGTGGTATTTTTGCCATTTCAGCGACCATCGTATGGAAATCCATGTCAGGATTATTGATGTAACCATCTACAAACTCATTGACGCCTTTCATGTCGTGGTTCTGTGATCGGGCGTAAGCATGAGCGTAGTGAACCAAGATCCGTGGTTCCTGTTGCGAGTAGTCTAAACTAGCCCACTTGGCTCCCTCTTCAGGTAGAAACAGCGATCGTATCATTGGTCCCAGCTGTGGATCGCGGGCCGGTATCTGCTGTAGGTTAGGATGGTTCATGCTGATACGTCCTGAAACTGTACCACCA